CTAGCTTAGTAGGATCGCCCATTAAATTAGGTCTCCTTATCTGAGGAATGACATCCAATATATCTGGATCATCTAGAACACTAGCTGCGCCTGATTGAAATTTTTTCTTTTTATCCATTAACTAAGTTTTGCTTTTCTATAACCTTTTTTATCTGACATAATAACTCCTAATAGTATTCTCGCATCTTTAACATACTTGGCTCATCCTCGTAGTCTTCTGGGTGCGTAATAAAATTTCCCTGTCTAAATCTTAACAGAGCTTGAGTGGTGGAGTCAACATAATCGTCGTGTTCACCAAAAGGAAAAGCAGCACATTCCTCAATAACCTCTTGCGCCCATCTCTCGTCAGGATAATAAACTTGTCCTGATTCAAAAAGAGGTGCTACAGCGTTTACTCTTGAATGTTTATCATTTCCTTTGCTCGGTGTAAAGTTAACAACAGGAATTCCTGT